TATTGTAGATAATGTCCTTGACCCACCACAATCATTATTGTATACTTTTGTTGGTGCCTTTCCTACAAGTGTGACATCAACACCAGTTTCATATGCACCTAGCGATGTTTTAAGAGTCAATGTTTCATTCTCATATATTAGATATGTAAGAGAAAGACAGACTGTTAGAATAAATCCTTTCACATCTTTAAATAACACACTTACAAGTCTTGGAGATTTTCTCTCCCTCTAAAGTGACATATATATAATACTGATAATTTTGAGTTGAAATGCCATTACCTACCATTGCAACTCCAACATATGAACTATAGACCTTTCCTTGTAAAAGAAGAAAAACTTTTAGTTCTTGCATTAGAGAGTGAAGATACAAAACAAATAACAACTGCAATCAAAGCAGTTATTAAAAGTTGTATCCTTACCAAAGGAATCAAAGTAGAAGAGTTACCTACTTTTGATATTGAATATCTATTTCTTAACATCAGAGGTAAATCTGTTGGAGAAGATGTAGAAGTGAATTTAATTGCTCCTGATGATGATACAACCTCTGTTCCTGTTGTTATCCCCATTGATGAGATCAAAGTAGTAGAGGATGAAAATCATACCAATAAGATTAAAGTGGATGATGATTTGATGATGGAGATGAAGTATCCATCACTGGATCAGTTTATTAAAAGTAACTTTGATTTTAAAGAAGACAATAATATGGATAGATCATTTGATCTCATAGCAAGTTGCATTGATAAGATCTATAATGAAGAGGAGGTTTGGTCTACTGCTGACTGTACAAAGAAAGAGGTAGTTGGTTTTCTAGAGCAGATGAACTCAGCACAATTCAAAGAAATAGAGAAATTCTTTGATACAATGCCTAAGTTATCTCACACAGTTGAACTTCTCAATCCTAAGACTAAAAAGAAAAGTACTGTAGTATTGGAGGGTTTGTCGTCTTTTTTCGCTTAGCGATGATCCATATGGATCTGGAGAATTACTATAAGTTGAATTTTGCTTTGATGCAGTACCATAAATATTCATTAACTGAGATTGAAAACCTCATGCCTTGGGAACGTGATGTTTATGTCACACTTCTAAAACAACACTTAGAGGAAGAAGAACAAAAACGCAAGCAAAATGCCTAAGTTAGATAAAAAATCAATAACTGCTGATAAACTTGGTTTAGCTGAGTCAATGGTTAGTGCTGGCAAAAAAAGAAGAGGAAGACCAAGAAAGACATTAGAAGAAATAAAAGCAGACATAGACAAAAGAAATCCAACTTATGTGAGTCCTGTCACAGGAGGGAGATTACCAGGCACAGGACCTAAAGATAAGAAAGATGATGCTTTGAAGAAGATTCAAGATGCTTTGAAATTTCTTACTAAAAGAGTTGCTAATAATGAAACAAAAATTACTAAACTTAAGAATATACTTAAGTTAAGAAGAGAGAATGAAAATAAAAATAAGGATGTAGATATAAAACCAGATGAAGAGGATAAGAAAGATGATGTGATGAACTTTCTTACTAATGTCTTTCAACCTAGTATCATAAAGATAGAGGAGAATCTTAATAAGATTCTTGGTAATTTTGAAGAACAAATAGATGCTGATAAGGAAAAGCAAGATGAGTTGAGAGTAGATGAAGATCAGGCAAAAGATAAAGCAAGAGAAGATAAGTTAGAGAAACCAAAAGAAAAAGGAATGATGCAGACAGGTATTGAAAAAGCAATCAAACCTGTTCAAGGTTTCATGGATCAGATAATGAACTTCTTTAAGAATATTATCTTGGGTAGTGTTGTAATGAAGTTGTTAGATATTATTAAAAATCCTGAAAAAATTATGGAACCATTGAGAAATTTTACCAATGGAATTGTTGATTTTATTAATGTTTTAATAAAAGGTATAAACAGATTTGTTTTAGGTCCTATCAATTTTGTTGTGCAAGGATTACTTGATGGACTGCAATTTATTTTAAATCCATTTGCAGCTATAGCTAATAGATTTGGTGCTGACTTTGAATTACCTTTAGATAAGTTTAGAGAAAACATACCACCAGTGCAGATACCAGAGATTCCAAGAATGGAACCAAAGGCAGAAATGCAAGGTGGTGGAGAGGTGCCTGGTCAAGGAACAGGAGATACTGTGCCTGCGATGTTAGAACCAGGTGAATTTGTGATGAGTAAAGGTGCTGTACAGAATGAAGGACTTGAAAATTTAGAACAGATGAATGCAGAGGGTGGTGGAACTAATAGACCAATTATCAAAGGAGGAACAACATATGCAAAAGGTGGTGGATCTATAGGCATCAAGGGAAGTGGTAATACGGGGAAAATGGAAATGAAAGAT